GTATACATCAGTACCAGTCGCCAAAACAAAAACCTAGTTCACCACTAGTATTTATCTTTATTCTCTTCTTCTAAATTTTCTAAAAATTCCAGTCGTTTTTTCCACGTATCTCCACCTTCCATTCCTTTTACTGGATTAATACATGTATTATCTCCCAAATTGTTACAAACGAGACCAGCAAGATCTAGATCATTACCTTTAGCACCAGTGCCAGACCAAATATGTGTGCCATTAATCCAGACCGCATGGCACTTGGGACATTCTTTTCTTTGTAATTTAAGATCAGACAGTTCCTTATCGTTGGTCATTTTTTAATTCCTTTGCGAGTTTATTGAAGTCAGGTAGATCCTTTATAAGTTGTTGTTCTAATTTACGTCTCATCAAAAACATTTTAAATTTAATCCACTGATACCTGATCACAAGATCAGCATAAGCGAATAAGCGCATAGTTTCTTCCACGCCAGCATACGCTACCATGAGAACAATGAGAGTGATGATTACATATATGCCGAGCATAAAAATATTCCACTACAAACATTATAGTGTATGTAGTGAAAAATATTGTATCGTTAGGCTACATTTTTATAAGTGTTGGTTTACACTCATTCTACTAATGTTCCATGCTCACGGCGAATCTCTTTCAGTGCTTCAAGATTCATATCCTTAGTGCCTCCATCATAGGCGTGAGCATAACCTTCAATAATCATTTGCTCGTTAAGGGACACACTGTCGTCCCCAATGTAAAGCCAACCCAGAAGACGCCCGTATTTGCCAGTGCCACCAACAAGTTCAGTCCTAACAGACAACTCATCATCACCAGCCAAAGTGCCTTCGAGTTTCTCTTTGAGCCAGTTGGTTGCGTCGATTCCAAGTGCTTTCTCCTCTAGATTTCTCGTTCTTTTCTCTGGTGTATCAACTCCTGCAACTCTAACTCTTTCCTTCTTGTATAGATCGAACCCCAGATCAATAGTGACATCAATAGTATCACCATCAAGTACACGATTGATCTCCGTCACCCGGAAGTTGTAGCAGCTCTTCCTGCTCGGTGGTGTCAATGCTCCCATGAGATTCTCTTTTATCAACTCCTAGTATATAGTAGATACTATAACCAGCCATACAAAGAGAAAGAAAAACCATAAAAATAACCGACCACACAGGATCGTTTACATTAGTATGTGGGTGTAATAATAAATTCATTTTTTAACTGGCCAAGTAAGTTCCATTCCTATTGTGAGTAGTAGAACAAATCCAAATACAAATACAGCACTCATAATTCAATAATAGATAAGAAAAAAAGAATCAATCCAAAGGAACAAAACAGACCAGTTAAAATAAATGGTATATAACTACTCATCTCTCTTGCTTCTGCGAGATGGAATCATTTGATATGAAAGTTTATCTCTTAAAAGATTAATTCTTTCTTCATCAAAATGAGCGAAGTTGGGATACTTCTCTACTTTTTTATAATAGTGTAAAGCATTTTGGATGATTGTAAAATCTTCCATGGTTAATTCAAAGTTCATTAAATTTATAATCTAACATCATTCGGAAAAGAGAATCTCTCATTACCCATAGGTGCTCTTGTTCTTCTGCTGGTCGAGCAGGAAATCCTTCCCACATTTCTAACCTCTTTATCACACAATGGTGTAAGAGACGTATATCTTCTATTGTTAAATTGACAGTGTAGTCCGGTTCCTTATTCATGTTTGTGGAAAGGTTCCCAGTGCTGCCAATCGTATTTATGAACTGCCCACATTCCTATGATGGGGACAAAGACTAAAATGGTTGAGAGGAATCCTAATCCGTATGGGTTGTTTAATACAACACCACAAAATCTAGCAAATTGTAACATCATAGTGTGTAAGCGTTGTTAAATCCCCAGATAACATAAAAGACAATACCACCTAAAATTATCATTGATGGTATTACTTTTATATCTTTTTTGTGTTTATCCATAAGTCTCGGAAATAAAAATCGATATTAGTTAATGTTCCTTCGGGATGATTATTTCCCGAATCTGCCCATTGATAACTGAAGTGCATCATCTCCATTGTGATATGACTTGTACCATACATTCTTGAAAATGCTGATAAAGCAAAGTTATATCGTTTTTTTAATTCGGGAGACCAATTCATTATAGTCTCTCAATTTACGTGAACAACACCAGTCATACCTGCGCCCTGATGGGGACCACAGAAGAAGTTATAGTCTCCTGCGTCAGCAAATACAACGTCTTGTGTTTCTCCTGGAGCAAACAGTAATGATTCTCTAGAGAGATCAGGACGTGCTTCTACAATAATATTGTGTGGTGGTAGTGCTTCGTTGATAAAGTGAACTGTGTCACCTGCCGAGATTGTGATCTCATTAGGTTCAAATACTAGGTTCCCACCAGAACCCATTACTACATCTACTGCCCATACTGGGGCAGCAAAAAATAACACAACCAGAATCGTGATTAAAGATTTCATTTCGCTACAGAATGTTGTTCTTTGTAAGTATTGAGTTTGTGAATTAAATCATTGTATTCATCCCACATCCACTCAGAACCTGTCTTCTCTTGATAGAGACGGCAAGCTGTGATTAGGCGTGTGATATCGCTTTCGTTTAAACGCATTGTCATATCAGAACTCATAATATAATTATAGATCTAGTGAGTAGAATTGCTTTATTTTAACATTCTTTTCACAAGTATGTCAGCAATTCCACTTACGTAGTGATTTGTTGATTCTGCTGTCCTTGTCGTTAGCAGTTTTTTTGCTAGTTAATTTCTTTTTCATGCCCTTCATTCGAGCGCAGAACGATGCCCTGCGGGGGTTTCCAACCTTTTTGCTTGGTGCCTTAAGGTCAGATCCTGGATTTTCCTTTTCATAAGATCTTCGTCCCTTTTCATTGAGACCTCCTTCTTTGTTTTTGCCTGCTTTTTTTGTCCAGGCTGCTTCTGTGGTGAGTTCAAAACTTTCTTTGGCAGTCCTCGCCGCCTTTTGAAAAGCATCCTTAGCGGGGTAGTCCTTACTACCTGACTTCGCTGGTGCTTCTCCTCGTTTTCGCTTTGCGTGGATATTTGCGTAGAGACCGCGCTTTGCTTCACAGAGTTCTTTTAGTTCCTTATAATCTCTCATGACAACCGACGAGGGTTTACGAGATTATTTAGCGTTTACCCCCACTCATATCTTTGAGCATCTTTTGAAGCTCTGCTGTAGATCCTACAAACATAGCGTTGTTGGTAACCTTGGATGGACCTTTCTTATCCTCGTCAAGATCCTTCATCTTCTTATGAAGGTCAGCAAGTTTGTCTGTCATGTCTGCGACGTGCTTCATTGCCGCTACAGCGACTTCATATGCTCTAGGGTGCCCTGACTCCTGAGCGACCTCTAACGCCCCGTTGACCGCCTCCTGACCCTTGTCTATGAGGGAGTACAATTCAGTACGTGTATATCTGTAATCTTTTTCACGATCTTCAGCATCAACCTTAGGTGGTTGTGGTTTAGATGGTTTGGATTCCTCAACAGGTTCAGCACTAATGTTGAGGATTTCCTCCATGTTATCTTCTAGGTTACTCATAAGAATTGAATCCCTTCATTAAATCCAAAGTCATCACCAGCATCAACTAAGGCATCATCGTTTACATCGATAACTCCATCAGTATTGATATCTGTAACTGCTTTTGGTGTATATGTTCTTGTAATTGTTCTACGACCGACATCAAGATCGCCCAAAGTTTCGTGGATAATTGCTTTCTTGATGACATCCGCAGTGTTGTATGGACCATACAGATACGATTTCATTGTAAACTGCAGTGCATATGCAATATACCTGCGCTCTAGAAAACTATCATCCCACTCATCTTCTCCACTAATGCCATTTAATACAATGGCAATATCACGTTTCTCATTCATGTCTGGTATCATGTTAAGAGTGATGCTAAAAGATGGTTGAAAATATGGCAGAATTTGCTCTACAATTTGTAAAGCATCATCCTGAGATTTGGCAATAACTCCTAGTTCAAAATTTATATTATAAGGAACAGGAACATATTGAACTCTAACTTCGCCACCATTACCATCAATGATAGTTTTGTATTTTTGAATTGGTGATGTTTTACGGGAAGAATCGTAATCAATTCCTGTCATCTCAAAGTATATACGAGGCAAAGTAATTGCCACTTTGCTGCTGCTAGCATTCTCTCCAATACGAACCAAGAACTTTTGCTTTGGTCCGTAGGCAAGAGGAACTTTAACTTCTTCTAAAACTTCTCCTGTATCAGGATCAGAACTCTTCATTGTTATATTATTGAAGAGTGTACCAAACGCAATAATGTTCTTGCGAACTATTTGGTTATAAAAATGTGATCCTAACATTAGATGCTATCCGTAAAGTTACCAAATTCACCAAATGGATTACCTTCTGTCCAATCAATAATCTCATCACCAGAATCTTCGATCTGTCTATTTTGATCGTAGTTACTGTTCGTATTATTTAGAGTGTCAAATGTTTCTGGAGACCAGGTAGCACCTGAAGTTAGTCCAGTAATTACTTCAGCAGTAGTAAAGGTTCCTGTTCTATTGTATACTTCCAGAGATCTGGTTGTGCTATCCCAAGACTTGACTTCTGCTCTATTGTCCTTAGGCGAGTAATCAATAGTAACAGTAGGAGCACTCGTATAACCAGTTCCACCTGATGTAATTAGAATACTATTGACAAGACCAGTAGAACTAACTGCAGCAGTTGCTGTAGCACCTGTTCCACCTCCTCCAGTAATAGTAACTGTTGGTGGAGTTGCTTGCTTATAATGTGATCCACCATCTGTAATAGTGATACTATCTACAGCATCACCATCAGTTGTTCCTGTTGCTTTCGCTAGGAACTCATCACCAACAATCTCTTCTCCAACAGTAAAGTCTCCAGATCCACCAGGATCCATAAAGAGTTTGATGCTATTAGCAAATATTTCTTCCACATCATCGATCTCCTCAACTCCAGTATCAAAGTCATCACTACCGATCTCATAGATCTCAGCAGTGATAGCATAGAATTGGATCTTACCAAACTGGAAGAATGGTTCTTCCTTACCAACAAATTTAATCTCGTAGATATCTTTTGTTAGTGGGAAGTAAAGCAGATCTCCCTCGTTAGGTCTACTCTCAACAGTAATAGTAGGATTATGATCTGCTACTTCTTCGTCCCATCTTCTAGTAGATACTCGGAAGATAATCTCATCTGTAATTCTTAAACCGAACTTGGAGATGAACTCAGCATTGTCTCCAAATCCCATGACGTTTTGAAGCAACATCTCAATTTGAAAATGTTCTTGATACTTAGAGTATCTAACCTCGTTAAGAGTGTTATCTTTTAGAGCTATTCTAGGAATGTAGTATATGTCTGTTCCGAACAGTTTAATTTGTTCGTCCACAAGATCCTGTGCGAGACCTTGCTCACCGCTGTGTCCTGAATAGTAAGTTGGAAAGTAGGGACTAGTAGGCATCTTATCCGATCATATCCATAGGTGGGATGGCGTACTTACTGAGAACTTCGCTTTCGATTTTCTCAATCTCGCCTAATGCGTCTGTATACAATTCTCTACCATTAAGCGTGATACCGCCAGGTAGTTGAACGTTGTTATATTTAATCAAGTTTTGACCCCACTGTCTCTTCATAAGAGCAGTAGCATATTTCTTGACAAACATATCATTATTCATCTCTGTAGCATCTGTAGGATCAATCATCCTATGTGCCTCAATTACAAGATAGGTATCTTCTTTGAGGAATGCTTTATTGATGTCAAGATATAAACGATCACGACGCTGTGTATATCTGAACTGTTGGAACGAACCATTATTCAGAATCATATCTAGAGTTTCTAGATACTGCTTATTCATAAAGTAGTTGACAATATCAAGAGATCCGAATGCATATAGATCATTCAGAAACATCTGATACTCAACACCAAAGAGATTAGATCTAATTGAGTTGCTGACTAAACCAAAAACTTTGCTGATGCCAACTACATGATCTGGAACTGGAATATAGTTGGTAGACTCTTCCCAATTTGTTGTTCCAGATGATGTTGTTGCTTTATTATTGAAACGAGTTATATCGTCAGCAGTAATCTCATGCCTCAGAAAACATCTCTCCATACCGTTGTAACAGTTCTCTTGGAAGAACTGGTAAGTATCATCAATAACATTATTTACTTGCTCATCATCAATGTTAACTTGTAATACAGGCTCACCAAGTTGCCTCTTACAATATGTGATAAGATCAGCTCTTGAATTTGGAGACGCCATTACACACAAAAATCCCTTCTTACCTATTTAGGAAGAAGGGATCTGAGAGTTATTCTTCTGTTGTTTCTGCCGCTGGTGCTGCTTCTTCTTCAGGTTTGTCTTCTAGAAGACCTAGAGTTTCTAGACCTCCTTCCAGTTTAATTTTATATTCTTTTGCTTTGACTAGATTTGTTTCTAGTTCAGCAATTTGCTTTTCAGTTGTAGCAATTTGCTCTTCAAAATTAGACTTAAGTTGTGCGGGATCCATAGTTATCACATGTAATTGTGTATATCAATATTTATATTAGTAATCAAAAACGTTTGTTATGTTTTTGTATAAATCTTTTAGGGTGATAGGATAATGATGATCTTCTGGTGGAGTTGGCCAATTTACACTAGAGCGATCAATTTTTTTAAAATCTTCATCACTCATTCTGATTTGATCGGGATTTGTATTTTGTGGCAAATCGCGAAGTGCTTGTAGATAATTTTTCCATACCGGTGGAAGTTCTTCTCCTAGAGACATTGCTTTTACAACTCTCCAATTACAAAATTCCATCTCTTTATCACGTTCTCTTCTCAAAAGACGCATAGGTTCTAGTCTTGATTTTTCAACACACCATGCTTCCAAATCTGCTTCATTTGGACGAGGTGATGAATCCAACCAATTAAGACTTTGGTTATCATTTTTATCGACAGAAACAGACCACTCGGCATTTGGATATAATGCAGCGAGGGCGTGTGACCAATCATAATGCATCTGAATGTTAGCCATTATTAAGTTCTCCTATTAATACGTATATTTATTATTGAACTATTTCCATTATACTAGAAATAGTACATCCATTTTCGTAACTATTTTGTGACAAAGCACCTTGCGTCCTATTCAAGTAAAACGTATATGTTCCATTACTCGAAGATCTTACTGCTAATCCATATGTATTTTCTTGACCTGCTACTGCGGTATCAAAAACATTAATGTACCAATTTGACATGGTAGAACTTTGGTTTCTATCATACCATCCAGAACAATATCCACTCCAGCGAGAACCCGCTGATGTTGAGTGTGATTTAAACTCAACTCCATTTTTCATAATGAGGATGACAACATCTTGATGAACTTCTCCTGAAAGCATCCACTTTACTGATAACAACGAACCCGTATATTTCGGTGTAACTGAAATATTTGTATTGGGCATCGAGTTTTGGTTATTGGGACTAGCAGTGAAAGATTGCCTCCCATCGTATCTTGCCGTAACAAATTGAACTGGTGTTCCTTTAGATGATGCAAAAGCATTATCTCCTAGAGCTATGCTAGTGTTGCTAGCAATTTGAACTGCGGATCCTGTTTTTGGTCTAATTGTTTTTACTGATAATTTGCTCATGGTGCTATCTCCATTACGTATCCGGCAGATACAGTGTTTTCGTAGGCGTTTTGTC